TGAGAAGGTTCTTTGTATGGTAAAAATACAAAGGCATCTTTTAAATTTCCTCCTGGTGTATCTACGTCTTTAAATTCCCCTGGTTGTATGTTTGCAGCATCATCTTTTACTCTGACACCCCGTTGTTTAAATCCTGCCGGTAAGTTTGATAAAGTACCCGCGTCTAATAACTGACGGAGAGCCGCAGTTGCAGTACGGCTCAATCCGCCAATCATATGAATGAGTCCAAGTCCATAAAATCCTAGTCCTGGCAGAAATTTGAAGTGGACAAAATATTGGATTTTTATTTTCTTGGGATCATTGGGCGCGAAGTTTCGTCTAATAGACAAAACTTTCCGACTACCTTCCTCGATTGTAACGATGTAAGGTAATTTTATTCCTGTTGGTTCACCATCGGCGCCAACATCTTCGAAACCTTCTAAATCAAGGTTCACGTGGAATTCTAATAATGTGTATAAAGGTTCAACTCTTTGTGATTTAGTTAATCCTTCTAATTCTCTTTCCTTTTCTTTTAATCTATCAGTAACAGTGTCTTGAGGTTTATGTAATTCAATATCAGCATAAAAACCTGCTACTTGTTGTTTTCTTAAATCATTTTCTGGAATTTTAATAACGTGTACAACTGCATTTGCATCTTCTAAAGATGTGGCAGTATAAGGTACAACTAAATCATCAGCTGGTACAAATTTTGATACAGCTCTTTGTAATAAGTCATCATAATAAATTTTTTTAAATGTAGATCCAGCTAAAGGTAAATAAAATAACATTTGATCAAATTCTGGCTCATATTCTCTCATCTGATCCATCAATTGATAATTCATGAAATCTTTTACTCTTTGGGATTGCTGTTCTTTGATAGGATTAGTAACTCCTAAAATTTGAGTTCTTACTGGTCCATCTGATGGTAATAATTCTTTATAAGCTAATGCTTGAAACTGAGTTACAGCTTCAGCTAAAACTGGGTGAGTAGCACCGGATGCACCTTGGAAAGGTTCAGTTCTATTTTCATATTTAAATCCTAAAAGATCTAAACCAACAGTATAAGCTCTTTCCCAATCTGAACGGGAAGCTTTATATTCTCTATAATCGCCTTGTAATTGATTTGCTATTGGAGCTAAAACATCATCAGGTAATAAATCTGCAAGGTTTGCAAAATGATCACCACCTTCTGGTACGTCTACTTGACTTGGATCAAAATCAATTAATGCACCACCATCCTCTTCTTCAGTGATCTCAACTGGTCCTTTTTCTGTTTCAGTTTCCTTTAAGTCAACAACCTCTGCAACTTGGTCTTCTGGTCGTTTAACATTAGGGAGACCTTTATCGATTTCTGCCATTTAAATTCTCCTGTTTCTTTTTATCCTTTTTTGCTACTTTAATCAACCCCTGTGGATTAGGTCCTTTTAAAGGGGGTATCGCATTCCATTTAACATGCTTCATGTTTTTTACAAGTGTTGGATTATCTTTTACCATTTCTTCAAACTGGCTATGCCACCGGTTGCTTTTTCCATTCTAAAGTTATCTGCAAAATAGGCAGACTTATCTTGGTCTTTAAACCAGTTCCCTATATTTTCATATGTATATCCTTCACCTAATTCCTTCATGCTTGTTCCATACATATTTTTTAAAATATAATCTACATCTTCTTTACTATAATCAGGATACATTTCATCCATTTCCTTATATCTTTTTTTATAAGGTGAAGTCATTTTTTCGTACAGTATCTTTCCTTCTTTATCTCTTGCATATATATCAAAGGATTTCTGTTCTCTCTCTAAAGCTTTGGGATCAACTTTTTCTAAATACTCTTTTCTTCTTCTTTGATCTAAAGCTTGCTGGCTTTCAACAGCAGTATTATAAGCTTGTGATGCCATACTCTCAGGATTAAGAATTTGATTTACATATCTCATAGTTCCTGTTTTTGCTAAATCTCTAACATCGGCAGATGCTGCATCTAAATCACTAGGAAGAAGTGTTGCATCAAATCCTGTCTCAGCTAACTCAAGCTCTTTTTTTGCTTGTTCTTTTGCTCCAATCGCTTCATAAATTCTGTCCTGATCTTTTAATGCCTCTACGTATTGTTTAACCTTGCCCTTTGTGCCAATAACTTTTTCAAATTCTGGGTCTTGCATTGGTGGTCTGTTCTCAACATCAATAAACTCATTTCTACCTTTGATTTCGTACAATTCTTTTTCTCTTAATTTTTCAGAGCCCCCGTACCATGGAACATCTTCAGGTCTTCCTGCAAGTAATCCTGGTGTAAATGTTTCGGCCATTGCTTGTTCATGACTATATCCTTTTCTTCGAGCATTATCATAAAACCCACCTTCAACAAGTCCTTCAATTGCATAACCAATACCAGAAGTTAAACCTAACCATTCTAAAGGTTTAGTGATAGCAGCTGTTCCTAATTGAACTCCAGTTTTAAGAATATTTTTAAGTTGTGGAATTTTACTCGCAAGCTTTAACGCGTTTCTTTGTTTAGCTAAAGCTGCATTTCTAATTCTAAGATTAGGGCTTTTCATATCCACTTTTCTTTGTTTTACATCTTCCATGTAACACGCAAGATCTTCACCAGCACCTGCTGCCTTACGACAACGGAAGCCCATTTTCTTGAGAAGATTCATTTGTTGTTTGTCATCAAGTTTAGTTATAGGTTCTAATTTATCTATTAATTGTTTTTGAGTTAAAGCTCCTTCACCAACATTAATACTGTATTTATTCTTTGCAAAGTCTGCATCTAG